GGCTACGCAGCTCTGGCGCTCCGGCGTACCTTCGCGGACCTAAGGCTATCCGGCGCCATCATGCAGCGCGCAAACACTTGGCTGCGTGGCACCGCCGCCAAATGGAACGGCAACGATAAAAGATGGACCTTCCCCAGCGGCGCCACGCTGCAATTCGGCTATCTCGACCACGAGGACGACAAATATCGTTACCAATCTGCGGAGTTCCACTGCATCGTGTTCGACGAGCTCACGCAGTTCACCGAGACCCAATACACCTACCTGCTTTCGCGCCTACGTCGCCTCCAAGGTAGCGAGGTGCGCACTCGAGCTCGCGCCGGCTCTAACCCAGGCGGCGAAGGCCACGACTGGGTCATGTCGCGCTTCGTCAAGGGATCTAAGCCGTTTGTGCCGGCGCGACTCGAGGATAACCCGAGCATCGATGCCACCGACTACCGGCAATCCCTGGCGCTGCTTGACTCGGTAACGCGTCGTCAACTCGAATTGGGAGAATGGGTCCAAGACGCGACCGGGCTCGTTTATAGGCCGACGTCGCTCAACTGGCGCAGCGCCGCGCCTGCGCTCGACCACTTCGTGCTCGCCCTCGACTTCGGCGTCGTCGACGAGAACGCCATCTGTATCCTCGGATGGGCGAAGCACGACCAGACAGTCTGGGTGCTCGAATGCTATCGGATGAAGGGCGAGCCGTCGGCGGTCGGCGAGGAAATGCAGCGGCTATGCAGTGTATATGCGTTCGACCAGATAGTTGGCGACGTCGGCGGACTTGGTAAGGGCTATCAGGCGGAAATCGAGTCGCGCTTTGGAATACCAATCGATCCAGCGGAGAAGCAGAATCGCCTAGGTTACGTGCGGCTCATCAACGGGGCGCTCGAGCGCGGACAGCTCGTGTGTGTGGAGCAGAGGTGCCAAGACCTCAAAGAGGAATGGGCCAGCCTCATGCGAGCAAAGGGAGGCGCCGAGGCGCCAAATCAAGTCAACCACGCGGCCGACGCGACACTGTACGGGTGGCGCGCGTGCCAGGCATTCGCTGAGCGCGAGAAGCCGCGCGAGAGGACTCGAGCAGAAATTGTCAGGGAGGAAACAGAGACACTGATGCGTACGATGCGAGGAGAGCCGGAGGAGGTGGACGAATGGGCACAGGACTAGGTCACGGATTGTTGCTTGGTGCGCTGCTCGGATGCGGCGGCGACGTGCAAATGCCAGACGCGGCCCCACCGCCGACCATCACCGCTGACGCCGACGTCCCCGTAGGTCATGTGTGCGAGACCGACGTGCAAACTGGTGCCGGCTACTTCCTGAGCTGCGACATCGGTAGCGCATGCGATGGCGGCGTGTGCCGCTGACTTGACACAGCTCGGCAGCGTGTGGCACATGTCGATGGCCCCATGCGTCGTTGGCGGTCGAAACTATTCCTTCCGGAGAGCGTTATCCGGGCAGCAGACAAGGATATGCGCCGCACGGGCGGCGTAGATGGTGGCTCTACGCTTTGGCCGCAGTGCCAGGTATGCTCACTGCGCACGGGCACCCGCTTCGCTGTCGAGGCGTATGGCGTTGCCGACAAGGGCCTAACAGCCGGTGGCGAGCCGTATACCGACGTGCGGGCGCGCTGTCATGGCGCGGAGGACGTCGTGCGCATCGAGGGCATGAACTGGAATATGAAGCGTGATGGCGACACGGCCGACATCGTGCGTATCGCAGCCATCGGCGCCATTCTCTTCTTCTCCGAAGAATCAAAGACCATCCCTGCGCGCCTGTTTCGCGCCTTTATTGGAGCCCACTAATGAGCCTTTCGTTCCTCGAGCAAGCCGCCATCGCCCTGTACACCACACCAGGATACAAGCCTCGGCAATCGTGCAAGGAAGCCCAACTCATCGCTGACGCCTTCTGCGAGACATACGGTCATACAGCAGATTTCGGCATGAGCCCCGAGCATCTCTGTCAACGCTGCATGAAGACAGAAAGGATGCTCAAGATGGAGCGCGTCGCGCTCCGCAATGCGGCCGTCGAGCTTGGCGGTTACGTAGGGTATCTGCCTCAGGCAAGCGAACATACGTGATTGTCGATATTCGTTCCGCCATGCCGCCCGACTTCGGTTACATCGTGCACTCGATGAAGCGCGAGATTGACCGATATTTGGCGCCACGGGAGAAGCCAGCCATTGCGCCCGTGTTGACGCCCGTCATCGACGCCTTTGTGCGTGGCGCCCAAGTTGCTGTAGTGGCCTGCGATCGTGACGAGCCGTCTACGCTCGTGGGCTGGGCCATCTGGAATCAGAACACGCTTGTCTATGTCTACGTCGCCGCTGCCGTGCGCGGTCAACGTGTCGGGCGAAAGCTCATCGACCACGGCCAACCGAGGGTAGAGGTTCCATGCGCAAGCTGATTAGGCTCCAACTCGTTACCGCTGTGCAGTTCGAGTCCCCACTCGGGGTGAGCAACAGTGTTTCTGCGTTCAAGGGACCGCAGAAGGTTGCGGATATTACCGAGCTCAAGAACGGTGATGTCGAGGTCCGCGTCGTCGGGCCGCCTGGGCGTAGACAGACGGTCCATGTGCTCCATCACGAGTCGATCGTCGATCGGCTCTATGAGAATGTCCTCGATGATGCGACCGTAGAGGCGAAGTCGTGAACGGTGAATGGCATATCATGCGCTGCGGTGCGGCCACATTCGTTGGGCTCGCGACCGACGACGAGGGTTGGTACGATCCTCTCTATGAGTTGACAACGGCGACGCTGGTGGATCCACAGACGAAGCGCATCGCCGAGGTCGAGGGCATCCGGGCACTTGGCGGCTTGGGCTCGTGGCGCAAGGCGCACGTGGGAAACGTGACGACGTGCTGCGATCTAGATGACCTCGACGCGGCCGACCGTGACAAGATCATGCGCATGATCGACAACCTTACCAAGCAGCTGCGTGCCGCCAGGTCCAATATTCTCCTCGCCCCGGTGAACGGGGGCCACTGATGGCGGAGCGCAACTACTGGTTCAACGCGCCGGAGATGGAGGCGCATAAGCGCCTCATCGGCTGCACCAATACGCTGCGTGAGAATGCGGCGCAGCGCTGGGCGCAGTGGCACGAGTACGAGGTCACATATCAAGATCGCTACTGGCACAACATCCAGCGACCGCAGACCGCGCGCCCAAAACGTTACGCGGTCAATCGGTCGCGCCTGCTCATTGAGACATACAAATCGAAGCTACTCAAGACACGCGTGCTACCGATGGCGCTTGTCAAAGACGGTGACTATGACCTCAAGCTGAGGGCACGCTGGTACAACCTCTTCATGGAGGGCGCGTTTGAACAGTTGGGCATCTACGATCAAGATCCGCTGTGGGCTGATGATTGCTGCATGACGGGGACGTATTTCGCGCACACGTATCTCGAGGACGGCCAACCCGTGTGTGAGCGGGTCGATCCATTCGAGGTGTTGCTCGATGAGATTGACTGGCAATACAGAAATGGGCGCAGCATCCATCGTGACCGATGCTTCGATCGCCAAGTCGCCATGGAGCTGTGGCCAGATGCGAGCGAAGCACTCGAGAATGCGCCGTCGATACCGCCCGAATCCTGGCTACTGCGGGACCAAGACAATGTCATGGTCGACCAAATCCTCGTGACCTACTCATGGCACCGTCGCTCGGGGCCAAAGGCCAAAGACGGCCGCTGCGTGGTGTGGGTGCCGGGTGCGACTCTTGAAGAGGAGTACAAGGCTGAGCTCGACGCGCTTCCGTTCGCGTGGGGATGGAACAGTCTGCCTCGCCGCGGCATGTGGGGTCACCCACTGATGGCCGATCTCTACGGCCCGCAACAGACCCACGACCGCTGGACCGGCCGTATCGACCAGGCCATGTGGCTGATGGCCGTGCCGAAAATCATTCTCAAGGGCAGCGCAGCCAAAATATCCGTTGAGAAGATTACCAATGGCGTGGCCGACATACTGCGCATTGTCGGCGCAGGCGGCATCGAGACGTGGAACAGCGACGGCATCAGTCCACAAGCGTTCCAGTTTGTGAAATGGATCGAGGATGCAATGCAGGTGATGGGACGCACGAGCCTCCTGAGCACCGAGGGCGAAGTACCAAAGAACATCCGCGCATATCAGGCGCTCAAGTTGCTAGAGGACACGGATCAGGAGGGTCTGCGCGAACCCATGCGGTTCCGCGACAGTTTCTTTGTTCAGATTGCCAAGAACCTCGCCGAGTTGTTCAATGAGGTGGGTGGCTTCGAACTGCTCATCAAGAACAAGCACATGGCGAAGGCGCTGAAGTACTCCGACGTAAAGCTGAAAGAGAACCAGTATCGCTGGGCCGTCATGCCTACGGCGTTTTTCGCGAAAACCGCGGCTGCGCGAGTCGACCAGATCAACGATCTCGTCGAGAAAAAACTTATCCCTCCGGACCGCGCCGCTGGCTTTCTGGACATTCCCGATCTCGAGTCGGAGACTGCGGATATCATGGCGCAGTCGGACGCCATCCAGATGCGGATTTCTCGCATTCTGAACGAGGGTGAAGCCGGCTACATGGAGCCGCATTCGCTTCTCGACCTCGCTCTACTCCGCACGATGGTTGGAAACGCAGTGGCCCGCGCCGAGGCCGACGGCGCCCCAGAAGCGAAGATTGACCTTCTCATCCGACTCGCGACGGACGCTGAGCAGCTTCAGAAAGACGCCGCCGCCGCCGATGCACCGCCAGGCACTGGCATGGCCCCCGCTGCGCCTGGCCCCACTGGCGCGCCCAACGCCCCACCACCGGTGGGCCTACCCGGCCAAGCCATCAGCGCCAGCCTGAATGGTGGGTCATGACGGATGTGTGTCGCTGGGAAGCCGATCCGCCAACCAACACCATGCGCATCGAGCCCGTAGGCCGCGGCCTAGAGGAAGCTCTGCGATGTCTGAGGCTGGAGTGCCCGGTTACGTCGGGTGAGGAGCATCAAATTCGCCACGCTGCAGCCTGGTCAAAACAGGCCATCAATCGACGAGCTCATGTTGCGGTATCCCATGGTGAGGTGATGGTAGTGCGTGGGACACTGCAGTCCTTAGATGGGATCTACTTCCGAAGCAGGCATGAGTGATGCCGCTCATTAGGGGTAAATCGAAGAAGACCCGCGAGGAAAACATCAAAGAGATGATCCGCTCCGGGCGGCCGCCGGCACAGGCAATTGCCGCGGCATACACGGAGCAGCGTGAGGCCGCGGAGCGAAAGCGTGAGAGGAAGAAGAAGCGATGAGCAACAACGCACCGACGGTCGCAACGGGAGATCCGACGCCTACCAAAGCCCCCGCACTCGAGACAGGGAAGACCGAAGGCGGCGATATACAGGGAGCCATCAAGGCCTTTCGTGAGGAGAAGGCCCGAGAGAAGGCGGAGGAGCGAGGCGAGACCGCTCCGGTGGAGCTGGCGAACAAGCCAGAAGCTCCGACCGAGTCAGCCCCGGAGTCTCCGGCCAAAGAGCAAGATGTCGAAGTGGCGCCGGCGCAAGATCTAAAGATGCGCCTGCGCGCGAAGGCTGCGCGACGCCAGGCAGATCTAGACGCGCGTGAGCGCCGTCTAGCTGCGTGGGAAGCGGAGAACAAACAGCGCGCTGAGCAGACGGAGCAGCTGACGACGCAAGCCCGCACGGAGCGAGAGAAATACGAACGCCTCGAGAACCTCAGAAAATCAAATCCAAGGGAGTTCATCAAAGAGGCAAACATCCCCCTTCGCGAGCTCGTCGACGCGGAGCTCGCTGAGCTCACGCCGGCCGCCCGTGCGGCGCAGATGGGCAAGGTGCTCGAGAACCTTCCGAAGCTCATCGAGGAGAAGGCCGCGGCGTTGCTCGATGCGAAGCTGAAAGAGCGCGAAGCCGCTGACAAGTCGCGCAATGAGCAAGCGTCGCGTGCGCAATTCGTCGCCAAGACAGAATCGGACTTCATCGACCGTGCGAAGGCCGCGTCGGAGAAATCGCCGCACCTGGCCGATCTCGTGAGTTACGATCCAAAGTTTGCCGTTCACACCGCCTATTACGTCCAGAGCCTCTTCAAGTCGGAGCACGGGCGTGACCCAAATCAGCGCGAGCTAGACGCGAACGTCGAGGCATACCTCGCCCATTCTCGCGGTGAAAAGACCGCTCCCACCGTGGCTCGCCCCAGCAACGGTCGAACCTCCCCGCGAGCAAACGCGCGAGAGTCAGCAGAGAAGCCCATTGAGGAGATGAACGATCAGGAGCGCATGGATGCTGCAAAGCGCGCGTTTCGTCGCGTGAAAGAGGAAGAGCGCAACGAAGATACAGGCCGCTCGCGCGGATAGTTCTTGACGGGGGCCTAGACTTCGGTAGCTTGCAGTCATCCGCGGAGCGTAATCGCGGAGGTTTCTTGGGTAGCCGCCCAGCGTGATTTGACCGGCAAAGGTCCAATCCCTGTTCAGGAGCTCCCGAGATGGCAACAAGCGCGGCACTTTCAAACATCGCGAAATATGTCTTTCCCAAAGACATGCCCCACGCGTTTTACGACATGAATCCGGGACTGGGTGACTGGAAGAAAGCCACCGACGATGAGGGCGAGTCGTACCGCTACAGCGTAGCGACCTCTCAGGGTGCAGTTGGCTCGGCGCTCTATGGCACCGCCTACACGGTCGCTGGCAACGTGCAGTACACGCGGTTCACGCTGACGCGCATCACGGACTACGCAATCGCCCGGATGAA